CAAGCTACAAGAGGATTTATCCGCCAAACTGAATAAACAGCAAGCAGATAAAGAAAAACTCGCTAGAGCGGCCGAGAAAGCGTCAGGAACGCAAACAGTAAGTGCACTAGCTAGCGGTTGTGAAGCATTACGCGCGCAAATGCTAGAACTAGGCGTTGGCGCTCATGAAATAGACAGCGCAATCAAGCTAGCCATGAGGGAGAGTTCATGCAATCATAACGCTAGGAATAAATCGAGCAATGCCTGCGGAGCATACCAGTCACTACCCTGCGGAAAATGGGGCGCACCAGGTACAACCGAATACCTACAGGGCGCTATAAACTATGCAAGGGATAGATATGGCGATTACAATAACGCGCTAGCCCACTCATACGCTAATAATTGGTACTAAACGAAAGGAACAATCATGCTAATACAAGACATAACACCAGCAAAAGACACGTTAGATAAAGCGATAGCTGAAAGTCAATATTTTATTGAAAGTCTTAAAGACTGGCGGAGCAAGAAAATTGAGGTGCAAGAACCGCTAGTAGTGAACAAACGATCAGGGTGCTACTTCATAGGTTATAACCTAAAACATACCGATAGTTGTACCTGCAACGAAGAATACGACAGACAAATCGATAGGGAGCAATCGTGATCGACGAAATGTACACCGACATGCTCAACTACTTTGCTTACATAGATCCATATAATGTAATGAGCTACCATTGGAAGTGGAACAGGTGGGTAAGGAGTGGAAAAACAGCTAGAGCAGAGTGAGGTCTGTCAGGCAGGTGTTTACGAAGAGCCATCAATAACGATGGCTCTTTTGTTATGGTATAATATAAACATGACGAGGGTCGAGCAGTACGATTGGACTAAATTACAGCCACCGCAGAGGAATATAATTATGTCTGCTGGGAGTATTAGAAAAAGACCGATATCTAATAGTGAAATAGAATACCAAGAATACCTAATAACTGTAAAAGACAACAAACAGAATACCACCCACAAACTACACCAATGGGCCAAAACCCAAGAAGATGCCGAAGTGAAACTCCTAAGATACCTAAAAAAAGCCCTAAAACATGATAAGTTAGAAGTTATGAAAGGTAAGAGACAGTGACGGAGCTAAACCAAGACTCATACATAACGATAGGACTAATGACAACACTAGCAACTATAAGCTTAATCATAATGGTAATACTAATATGACAGATAAACCAACGACCACAAGGCAAGCCAAAGACCAAAGTAAGAACAACAACCCAACAGGTATTGGAGGGTTCAGGTATAATCCTCAGAACCGTAGCAATGGCAAATGGAATAAAAACGATAGCTACACATACCAGTTAAATATGATGGATCGGCTAACTGTCAAGGAGTTCAAGGAGTGGATCAATAAGCACCCCGAAGAAATAAGAACAATGGCCCAAGAAAAAGCATACAACGCCCAAATAAAAGCTAGAAAAGACTTAGCATACCTAAAAGAGGTTACAGACCGTACAGAGGGTAGAGCACCACAAACTATTGACCAGAACAACACCGGCGAATTAACAATAAGGATTAAAAGTTTTGAAGAATAGGTGGTAACAGTTGGAAACAGTACTACCACATCACTTTGAGCCAAGAATCTATCAGAGAGGCTTTTGGAATGCGGCTGATAAGTTACTCCGAATAGTAACAGTATGGCCTCGCCGTCACGGCAAGGACAAGACGATGTACAACAAGCTAATAGAAAAAGCCATCAGGCGTAAGGGCAACTATTTCTACATCTTCCCTGAATACAATCAGGGTAAAAAAGCCCTCTGGACGAATATAGACAAAAACGGGTTCAGGACGATTGACCACGCTCCCAAAGATATTGTGCGACGCACCAATAATACTGAAATGCTGATAGAGCTAGTCAACGGCTCAACAATTCAAATAGTCGGCGCAAGTAGTATAGACAGGGTAGTAGGCTCAAACCCAGCCGGTGTAGTCTTTAGTGAATACTCACTAATTGATCCGATGGTCTGGGGCTATGTGCTACCAATACTAGCCGAGAATAAAGGCTTTGCATGGTTTAACTTTACGCCCAGAGGTGCTAACCACGCTAAAAGGCTATTAGAACAGGCCAGAGACAACCCTGATTGGTACGCACAACACCTAAACGCTGAAGATTGCGGTGTATTTAGTAGTCAAGAACTTGTCAAGATACGAGACGAATACTTTGAGCTGTACGGTGACTATCATCTGTTTGAACAAGAATTTATGACCAGCTTTGACGCGCCAGTAATGGGAGCATATTATGCCACTCACCTAAAACGAGCCAGAGACGAGAACCGCATAACATCAGTGCCATACGACAGCGCTGTACCCGTTCATACTGCGTGGGATCTGGGTATTGGTGACGCAACTGCCATTTGGTTTTATCAGACAATCGGTAAAGAGATACACATTATAGACTACTACGAGAACAATAATGAGGGGATAGCCCACTATGCGAATATATTAAACAGTAAAGGCTACTTTTATGGCCGACACTACTTTCCGCACGATGGTAAAGCTAAAGAATTAGGCACTGGCAAAACTAGACAAGAGGTGGCCAGAGAATATGGGATAAACGCACATATATTACCAGTACAATCAGTAGAAGACGGAATAGAGGCGGTACGAAACCTAATTGGCAAATGCTGGTTTGATGAAAAGAAATGTGAAAGGGGTCTAGATGCACTGATCAATTACTCTAAGGACTTTGATGAGGAGCGGAAAATATACCGCAACCGACCACGACACGACTGGTCTAGTCACGGTTCCGATGCCTTCCGCTATTTAGCTATGGGCTACAAAGAGAATTACGATACACCCCATAGAACAAGACCTAAACCAAAGAAAGCGAGGTTCCATGTATGAAGACAGACTACAAAACAGTTGACGCAACTAACCTAACCGAAAAAGGATTAGAACTGGTGAAAGAAATCAGCAAACTATGCGAGGCGAAGATAAATAGAGCGCCGATATGGACGCAAGAGGCTATACCGTCGACACTAAAAATAACAAGTGATCAGTTCAAACAATTCTCAAAACTACAAGCCGAACCAGCCGGAAAGCCAACCGGCAAAGAGCTATTCAAAACAGCCAACGGATTCATGCTAGAAATAAAGGTGGTAGATGATGGACGATAAACAACAGCCAGAATATGGGACAGTGAACCAAGAAATATTAAACGAAGACGGGACAGTTATCAATACAGAAACAGGTTTTTTTAACAATATTATTAACAAAAGAAAAGTGTCAATCCGAAAAGATATAATGACCACCGAAGCAAACTGGCTAAAAGACTTACTGGCGAACCTATCACCAATGAAAGGAGATAGCCCCAGCGTAACGATAGTAATCAAAAAAGATAAGTATAACAAGCCATATCTGCTACAAATAACATGGATAAGCGAGAACTATCACAAGAGAATTACTAAAGATATGGTATAATATCACCATAACGGTAGACACGTCATCACTAACATCTGCCAGTAAGAGGTAACAGCCAGTGCGACAATACATCACAGACATCAGCGAGCTACACAATCTATACAAGCAGAGCAAACAAGAATCAGATATATGGCGAGAAGGCTACCACGAGTTTGAACGACTAGCCGATAATGATTTAATAGATGACCTCGACCCGAACCTACCAGAGGTCAATGACGGTACACTAAGTGCCTCACTTTATAAACTACCAAAACGAATAGTTAGTAACGAACTAACAGGTACAGCCAAATCACTAGACCGAGATGAGTCGTGGATCAGCGACTTCGCCACAATTCATTGGCAGAACACGATAATTCCTAACGCCAACTCTCAAGCACCATTTATTCGTAAATGGAAAGACGCTGTAAGAAAATCGGCTATTTACGGATCAGTGCCAATAATCACGCTATTCGTAGAGAGAGGCGACTATATTGGCTCAGACTTTATAATCGCCCAACCCCAAGATGTCCGGCTAGAACCAGGCAAAGTATCTGACTACGACAGCAACATTATCTTCTGGGATGTTTATTACACCAAGCAACAAGTGCGAGAGATGTTAGAAATAGCCAAGAAGCACAAGAACACCGAAGGTAAGGACGCTTACGATAACTGGCACAAAGATGTGCTAAAACAAGCCCTTGAAGATAACGCACAAGACGAAAGGGACAACGACCAAGACCACCGAAGGCGCAATGAAAACGGCACTAAACAACAGGGTATAAAGTTCTGTATCATCTTCCAACGGGGCGTAAATGCACCCTTTTATATGTATTATCCGAGAGCTCAGAAGAATGTCCGTGAATGGACTAACCAAGATCCGACAGGCGATATGCCAGTCCACCTCCTCTATTGCTACCAAGACTTTGTGAACCCTTACGGCACGGGCATTGTTAAACTAGCAGGCGGTACTCAGAACGCCCTAGATTACTTTAGACAAGCCGATATACTAGCTACCCAACTAGGACTCCGACCACCAGTCTCAATTGCTGGTGACACTGACGGTCTAGATCTAGATTCAATTGTTTATGAACAAGATGCACAATGGTTAGTTGGCCAAGCTCAGATACGCCGAGAAGAACTAAGTAACCAGATTTACTCGCAACTACCTAACCGAATAAGTATGTACAAAATATCACTTAACCAGATGATACCGACTGGTGACACCTCTATTTCGGCAGGTTCTGGCGACACTAACTATAGCAAGACACCCACAGGGGTTAAGTTTCAACAACAGAACCTTTCTATTGACGATGAGGACTTTAAGGACAACCTATATCTAACCTACGAAGCAGTTGCTAAGAGTATGATAAACATTCAATTCGCCAATATGCAGGGGACTGATTTAGTTAAGCTATCTGATGACGAACGCCAGCTACTAGTACAGGGTGGTATGGATTGGCCGGTTGATGAAAACGGCGAACTAATAGATTCTAACGAATTAGAGGTGTTGTGGGATGAAGTAAGATCAACCTTTGACTTTACGATTGACGCCGATTTAGACAAGGCTAAGGATGACGAGCAACGCCTTGAATCACTGCTAAAGATAGTTGAACTAAGAGCTAGTGACCCAACCCTAGAACAATCACTAATGCAAGCTGGAAAACGGCTAAACTTAGGCGAATTATTTAGCTCAATCATCCAGCTAACCTCTGATAACGACAAGATACTCCAAGACATTACCCCAGAAGACCAACAACAGCTAGAAATGCAACAACAGGCGCCAGAACAGGCAGAAGTGCCAATCGAGTCCGAAAACGCCCCACAACAACCCCAAAATAGCCCAGACGAACTACAAATACTAGACGAGATAATGAAGCAATACCAAGTACCAGAGAATGTAGCCAGAGCGATGCGCGAGGGCGAACTAATGGGACTAGATGATGAGGGAATAGCCAACATAAAAGATATGCTAATGAATGACGGAGCGACCCAACAATGACAAACGATCAAATACTATACAGTGGGCAAACATCAGTCAGCTTCGCCAAGACACGCAAACAGATAGAGAACGAAGACAAACTAGAAAAGCAAAGCAAGATACTGCCAGTGGCCAAAATACTTGACGACAAAATTAAACACCACCGTGAAGTAATTGCCGGTGAACTAGGTAACCTAATCCATATGGAAATGCGAGAAGAAGATGTCAAAGCAACAATAATGGGGTTAAGACTGGCCGATCAGCGAATGGTACTGCTCCAAAACGATTTAAGAGCAATTGTTAAGGCTAAGCCACTACCAAGAAAGAGGACTAAAGATGAACAGTGAAGAATACACACCATACACCAAACAAGCTCAAGAAACAGAGGTAAAAGCTCAACAATCTGAAATGACCTACGAAGAAGTAGTTAACTTAATGAACAAGCAATCTGAATACAGTCTAGAACTTGATAATCTAAAGCCACAACAGCACAACTGGGTCGATAGAGGCTTAATAATGACATGTGAGGGGAGTAATCATGCTTATCACGAATCATATAAACGTCAGGTAAAATATAGCTAGGGTATAGCGTCGGGGCTGCCTAAAATAGACGACTCCGACGGTGTACCCTCCAACACCAGACTCATCTACTTAATAGATAGCAGTAACGCCAACTGTAAAATGGCAGAAATAGAAAGGAGAGACTATGGCAGATGAACAATCTACCACCGACACGACTGTTGCCGATACCGGTGCAGAAACTGTCGACACATCAACAACTGACGAAACTCCAGACACAGATGTTGAACTAGAAGATATTGAAGTATCGCTAGACGACGATGAAACAGAAGAGTCTGACGAATCAGAAGAAACGCCCAAAAGCGAAGAAACTGAAACCAAAGAACAATCAGAAGCTGATGACACAGAGGAAACGGAAGCAGAGCCAGAGGAATCTGACAACGCCGAAGAAGAATCTGAAGCTGACCGCAAAGCTCGTAATCAGGAGTACGCCCAAAAGCGAATTGCTGAACGACAAGACCGCGAGAAGCAAAAGGAAATAGCCCAAGCGAAAGAAGATGTTCGCATTGAGCAGTACCTTAAAGAAGCCGAAGGAGACGAATCGGAATTAACCTTGCGTAAAGCAGAAGTTGAACGATTACTACTCCAACGCGAAAAAGTTGCAATGAACGAAGAAAAGTTGCACATAGGTATAGACAGAGCAATTAGTGAGATTGATTTATTCAGGACTGGTTCGCCAGAAGTGAAGCAAGAGCTAGTTAATGCTGTTGATGACTTTGTAGCAATGTATGTAGATACCGACGATAACGGTAACCCAATCCAAGTTCGTGGCGACATAACCGCATTTTTACTAAAAAAAGCTGACTCTATTCGGAGGATTCAAGGAGTTGGTGTAAGGCAAGCAGTCAAAGATAAACAGGCCGTAAGGTCAAAAACGATGACTGTGCCAACCCGAGCGCCCAAAGAAGACAAGGTTGACAAAGACCTAGCCGACTTTGATAGCGTCTGGGACTAACACTAAATATCAACCGATAGAGCAGATAATAAGAAAGGAAACTAGAAATGGCACAGAATTTAGCAACTAAATTTAGTTCCAAAGTATCTGAACGCCTACACAGCGAGTCAATTGTTGGTAAAGTTACTAACAAAAACTACGACTGGGTTGGTGTAGATACTGTAAAAGTCTACTCTGTCGATAATATGACAATGAACGACTACCAAAGAGGCGGTGCGAACCGTTACGGTAACCCGACTGAAATCGGTACAACCATCCAAACATGGCAATTAGCAGAAGACCGCTCATTTAGCGGTACAGTTGACGCTCTAAACAGCGCACAAAGCCAGAATGTAACCAAGCCTGGTTCAATCCTAGCGCGACAAGTTCGCGAAGTAATTGTTCCAGAAGTAAACACTTATGTATTAGCAGTAATCAACACAGCAGGTGCAGCAGCAGACCGTGACGACATCACTAGTGATGCAGCCACATCATTAAGCAATGCCTGGACTGACTTTTTGTCGATACAAGCAGATATAACTAACAAACTAGGTAAAACCACTGGCCGTGTAGCTGTAATGACACCAGACTACTACAACTTCCTAAAGCAATCAGGATATGTACTAGCTAGTGACAGTGCTTACAAAGACCGTAAATCAGGTTCACTAGGTACAGTTGACGGCTGCGAAATCGTAATACACACCAGTGCCGAAATGCCACAGTATGTTAACTTAATCATCACTCACCCTGATGTAACTACATTTGCTGATGTTCTAACTGACTATGTAACTCACAAGAACGCACCAGGTGTAAACGGTTGGTTGATTGAAGGCCGACACGCATACGATGCGTTTGTGGATTCAAATAAGGTTAATCAAATCGGTATCCACCGCACACAGGCGTAAGGTTAACTAGAACTTTAACAATCTATTTGATATAGGGTCAAGTTATAGGTAAGTCGTTCTAGAAAGGTAATATGTACGATATAAACCCAAAACTAGAACTAAAAGTAAACAAACAAATAAGTGAGCTGGACTTGGTAAAGGCAAGAGCAGAAATGCGAACCAAGCGCCGTATCGCCGAGCAGATTGAGAAAAATCAGCTTGAAGCCCTTGAAAAACAAGTTGCCAAGCGAAACAGCGACGCCAGGAACAACATAGAAGTTGTTGCCGCCAGTCCAGCCATTGAACCACAGTACACCGCAAAACAGACCGCTAACGGAACAACTCAGTACCGCAAAGACGGCAAGCTAATTAGCAAAGCGGAGTACGAACAAGCTAACTAAAAGAAAGGAAAACAATAATGGCAGAAATTAACTTAGCTGCATTTGGCTACCAGAACAGCGTAACCGTAACAGGTGACACAACAGCCTCTCTTACCGCTCACAGTGGTAAAGTGCTAAATGTCGCTGGATCAGCAACAATTGCTCTACCACCAGTAGGCACAATGCACCGTTACACAATTCGTGTTGGTGCAGAAGGCAAGACTATTGCTATTAGCCCTAACGCCAGCGACCTAATCGCAGGTGCAGGTGCGGCTAACTCTGGTGCAGGTGCAGATAACAAAGATGTTATCTTTACTAACCAACCAGTTGGAAGCTACATCACGCTTGCATATGGTGACGCTAACGGATGGACAATCGTAGCCTCATCTGGCACAATCACATTTGAAGCCTAACAAAACTAAAGCCTGTTCATACGCCAGCGATAGCGTAGCCACCAAGCCAGAACGCTAAGGCAAAAACGAACAGGCAACCCCGAGAGAAAGGAATATTTATGCGAGAAGCATACGAATACAAGTACATCAGCACTGCAACAACTACCCAAGTAAAAACTGGAACAGGTGTACTGCATGCTATTGTAGTTAGTGGTACATTGGCTGGTGCAATCTCAGTCATAGACAACACTACAGGTTCAACCATTAACATCGGTACGCTAAAAGCTTCTGCTCCTGCAGGCACATACACATTTGATGTAGCCTTTACGACAGGACTTCGCATCATCACCGCTGGTGCAGATGCAATAACCGTAGTCTACCGCTAAAGCCCCTTGGGGTGGCTTAGTAGCCCCATATACTCACTATGAATCTACAACCATTACAAGACATCAGAGATAAGAACGAAGCTAAAGCCGACCAACAGCGACGGCATAGTGAATTGTTGCTTGAGGAAAATAAGACGCAAGAGATTATTGTTAAGTCATTTGACAACCTTGTGAAGTACCTAAACGGCTCAATCACCAAGACCGAAGTTATTAACCAACTAGACACAATTCATACGCCTGATGTTAAATACATCATAGATGCCCTAAACAGCCTACATAGCACCCTTAAAACACACGAGAACACCGACCTAACAGAACTAACAGCGGTGCTAAAACAAGTGCTAGACGAAACTAAGCAGATACCAAAAGCACTACCAGCCGAAGTAACAATCCCAGAACCAAAAGACTATAAAGACCAATTTACTAGCCTAGAGAACGCTATTAAAAGCATGGAGAAGGTGGTTAAAGCTCAGAAGCTAATTGCCGAAGCGCCGATAGTCAATGTGCCGGAAACTACTGTCAATGTTGAAAAGCCTGACCTAAAACCATTACAAAAGAGTATTACCGAAGTAGTCAACGCTGTAAACGGCGTAGTTATACCCGAGTTATCCACAACCGAGCTAGAGAAGTTAATCAAGAAGTCTAACAAACTACTCAACGACTTACTAGACAAACCAGTTAGCTCAGGTGGCGGTGGAGGTGGCAGGGCTACACCATACGAAACTAGCACTGGTGCACCACACTTCGTGGTAGTTGAAGCGGACGGATCAATACCAGTAACTGTAAAGAACAGCCTAACCCCAAATGTTGACTTTGACTATATAGATATTCAGCAGACCTCCGCAACTGTTGAGACCTATGTCTATAAGCAAGGTGGAGTATCGGGTACAACCGTTCAGACTATCACCGTAACATATACCGATTCAACCAAGAACGATTTAGATAAGGTGGAATACTCGTGATTAAGCTGAACCCATTTACAGGCAAGCTAGATATAACTGGTGGTGGAGGCATAACTTTCACCTCTGACACTAAAGCCAACATCTTAGCTACCACCCCAACAACAGGCACCTACGCTATCTCAACTGATACTGATGAGCTATTCTTTTATGACGGTACTAATTGGAAAGTCCACCCCATAAAAGTATCCACCGAACTAGCCAACCCTGACGCTGGTTACACTCAAGACTCCAACAAGCGTGGTTATGGCGATGATTATATCTACGGTAAAAAACTGTACGCTACGGGTATTGGTGACTTTACTGACACGCCTTTTGAGGGGGCAATCAAAGTAGACCAAGACTTTACCCCTGCTAAATACCAAATATACCTACGAGGCAAATGGAACACATTGTTCTATGACCTAACTATGGAGAATGGCGATTTTGAACATGTGCCACAAACCTATTCCATAGATGTGAGAAGCGGTAACAGCAATACCACAGGGCTAAACGGTCAGCCGATTATTCGTGAATATAAAGTAGACGCTGGGGCATATCCTAGAGAAGTAATAATAGACGGAGGAGTATTATGAAAACAATTACATTAACCATACCAATAACTAAAGAGTCAGTAGCTTTTATTCAAAAAGCTCTAGGCGAGGCTCAAGCTTTAGGCTTCCCCGTCGAGGAATATACCAAGCAAATAGAGCTGGCGAGCGTGGAGTTTGAGATAGCTGACAAAGAGGCTGAATTAGTCGAATTAAATAAACTAAAAACCGAGCTAGGTAAGTAATATGGCAAGTTATTACGTTAGTTGGGACACTGGGAACGATGGTAACGCTGGTACATCGGCTGGGTCTCCATTCAAAACAGTCGATAAGGGCTTATCTGTTCTTGCCACCAGCGACACGTTATATATTGCCGCTTCAACCACCGCTTATACCTGGACAAACAGGACCATCCCCGCAGGCGTGTCAATTATCGGTAGTGTTAAGCCTAACCCTGTAAACGGAAGCTATGTCAAGATTAGTGCTGCTGGGGCTAGTGTATATTGGTATTTTTTAGGTAGTTACACCTTGCAAAACCTTTGGCTAGATAATGTTATTAACACTGCCTACACTGGAATAATTTATCTCAACCGAAGTGCAACAGGGGTAATTGTTGCTAATTATACTGACTGTATTATATCTAATTTGGCTGGTGCGTCCTCAACGGCTGGGCGTGGTGGGATATTGAATGGCGGTGGTGCGGTTTCCTCTTATACCGCAACATCAATTACTTTCAATATAACCAATTGTCTATTCAAAAACATAGAGTCTTATAACTCTGCTAGCGCAGGGTGTCTGTTCGTACAAAATCCAGGTACGGCGTTTACTTTTAATCTCAATGGTTGTACATGGTATCAGGGTACACCAACTAGGTATGCATTAGACGCTATAGTCGGTGATTACGCTTCCAACTTGTCCACCGTTAACATAAAGAACATGGCTATCGTTAATAATTCAGGGCAAAACCTCACTATTCATGGTGCATATGGTGCAGCTGACATGAACGCATGGTATCCATACAACATTGACGGTTCAACCTACACCAATATCACTACTACCAACGGTACAATAACTAACTCAACTAACGCTGACGCTCAATTCATCGACCCTGCTTCCAATGACTTTCGTCTCAAACCAACTTCACCTGCTATAGACCGAGGTGTAATAATCTAATGGCACTACTCAACAACACTACTTTTAGCTTGAAGTTTTTACGAGGACTAGCCAGTAAGCTTACACTTAATGAGAACAACTACCACGAAGTAAGCGAACCTTACTATGCAACCGACAGCCAGCAATTCTACATACATGACGGTACAAGCTTCAAACACCAAGGATTAAAACGAACCTCTACTACTACTGACCCTACTACTACTGAATACCCTAATGATAAAGACGCTGGTATTCACAAGAACACCACCAGCAGTAATGTATTCTTAGCTTACAATGACGGTGGCACAATTAAAAAGGTACAATTGACTTAGATATAATAGATAAAGGAGGCTAAAATGAAATTAAAGATAAACAGAGGTACAACTTACACAATAACTTACAATCACAAGGTAGATGGGGTAGCCACAACATTAGTAGGGGCAACAGTCCGCTTCACCTTAAAATCGGTAGAGTGGGACACTGACGCAAACGACAACACAGCCTTAGTTGTAAAGAATATAACAAACGGTAATTCAAGTGGTGAGGCAACAATCACCTTAACGCCAACTGATACCTACCAAACACCAGGCAAATACTACTATGATATAAAGGTTGATGTGAACAGTAATGGCGTAACTATCTATAAAGTTGACAGTGGAACAGTAACTATCAGTGGTTCGCCAACAAATAGGGTAGCCTAATGTCAGACATAACAATTAATGGGGATATTCGGACTGTCACCGCTACGGGTTCAACCACGCCAGCTGTTTCTGTAACATCTAGCGTTAGTAATGGTCAGACTATACAAGGCTCATTAACTACTGGTGGTGCAGGACCACAAGGACCACAAGGACCACAAGGACCAACTGGACCAACAGGTGCAGGCACCACAGGCGCTACTGGTGCTACTGGTGCTCAAGGACCAACAGGGGTTCAAGGTGCAACAGGGGCAGGTGCTACAGGAGCACAAGGTGCAACAGGCGTAAAAGGCGACACAGGTAATACTGGAGCAACAGGAGCACAAGGCAATACAGGACCACAAGGACCAACAGGACCTACTGGAAGTGCAGGCTCACAAGGTGCCACTGGAGCAACAGGTGCAGGAACAACAGGTGCTACAGGGGCAACAGGTCAGGGCGTTCCAGCAGGTGGCACAACTGGACAAGCCTTAACAAAGAATAGTGCGACTAATTATGATACAGGCTGGTCTACGATAGACTTAAACTCAAGGGTGGCTAAAGCTGGCGACACAATGTCAGGTTCATTAGGAGTAACTATTTCAGGCTCAAGTACAGATGTGCCGATTACAGCTAAAGTAGACACAAGTGGAGCAACAGGTAATGCGATATTCGCAAGAAATGACACCAACTATGCGCATAGTGGAGACTTAATAAGAGGTAAGTTCTATAACGGTACCGACTCAGGTTCAGTAGTAAAGCTTGAGAACGCTGGAACTGGCAATTATATTACTGGAGATAGCGTATTCTCAATAGCCAAGAACGGCAATATATCTACAACTGGTAATGTGTCTGTTGCTGATGAGGCTTATGGAGCTGGCTGGAATAGCTCAACTCAAGTGCCAACCAAGAACGCTATCTACGACAAAATAGAGACAGTAGGGACGGCAAGCGCAATCTCATCGGCTGGAGGTTTAATCTTTGTAAACCACGGCGGTACAGCAGGCACATCAAGACCTAGTGTATCTGGTGCAGTAATATGGATAGGTACAGTTGAACCTACCAATGCAAGCAATGGTGATATCTGGATAGACCAATCGTAGGGCTAAAAAATGGCAATAAGCTTAGTACAACAATCAAAATCACAAACTAATAGCTCAAGCACAACCGCTAGTTATGGAACAAGCCCAACATCAGGCAATATACTAATTGCTATCGGCTATACGAACGGCACAACAAGCGCACTAAACATATCAGGTTTCACTAGCCATGAGGTTGGCTATTCAGGGACAGGGCAATCAATAGGTGTCTTTTATAAGGTCTCTGACGGCACTGAAAGTTCAATAACACTAAATGGCAATACAATCTGTAGACTACACATTACAGAATGGTCAGGGCTAGCCAATCCTATCGCTACTGATGGACAAAATAGCAACACCGTAAACTCCGTAAAATCTATTAATACCAACTCAATCAGCACGACTAATGCAGATGACTTAATTATAACTGCTGCGGCTAACTCAATAGGTTCATCAGGTACAAGGAACTGGTCAAATAGTTTTAATACATTAGCAGACGACGCTTCCTCACCAAGGTTACTGTCTGGTTATCTTATAGCAACAGCTACTGGCTCATACGATTCAACCGCCCAACTCCATACATCTAATAGTAATAGTGGTGCACTGATTATAGCCTTTAAGCAATCCTCTTCGTCACCGGTTAGAACAAAATCTAAAATCAGCGGAACTTTTAGCTCTAAACCAATAAAAGTAAAGACTAGCGGTACATTTACAACCAAGACGACTAAAGTTAAAACCAGCGGAACGTTCATATAAGAATACTTGATATGGTACAATAGTGGCATAAGGATGAACGGCGTAGATCCAACCCCTTTAGGAAAAGCTATCTAGCACCCCTTATCAATCGTGATAACGCAAATAAGGCAATAAAGAACAACTATTGTCTTTTTTGTTTACAAAAGACACGAACAATAAAAGGAGAATATTATGCAATTACCTTGGGGCTTTAGCCCAGTAAACACAATTAAACAAATCGGCAGCCAACTTAACCCAACAGGAGGTGTTGCCGATTATGATGTATTTAGTGAGAAAAAATTTGCCTATGGCTCACCACAAGAAGATGGCAGTAATGACGCCAACAGGATAGCACAAGCTCAAAATCAGCCACAATCCTCAATAAAAAACACCAGAATAAACAATGGCGAAGGTTCCTCTTCACGCCGTTCTTCCGCCCCTGCCTACGATCCAGCCGACCTGGCGTGGATAGACAGCCAAATAGCCAACACACAAGGCCAGTATGGGCTTATTGACGACGCTTTGAATAGAGGACGCCAAGACTTACAAAACAGCTACCAAGGGGCTATAAATGACGCTAACAAGCAACGAGAACGAGCACTAGAGGGCTATCAGATTCAACGAGATACAACTGAACGCGGCAAGACTAACGCGCTTAACCGAGTTGATGACAATGCCAGGCAACTATTAAACAGCCTACGCCAGAGGATTGCTCAAGCAGGTGGTGCTAACTCCAGTGCATACCTACAGGCAGCTCCAGATATGGTTGCCCAGCAATCAGGCTCAAGCCGTAACGATGTAATGGAAGACTACGGGACAAACTTTATGAACTTAGCCAGGGCTGAGAGATATGCCGAAGATGATTACAAAGACTTACTAGGAGATGTAAGCCGTGATCGTGACACCCGTTTACGCGACCTTCAGGTTGGTATAGATCAACAAAAACAAGGATTAGATAGCGAACTTGCCAGAATGCAAGCTCAAAGAGCCGAAGCAATGGGTGGAAACTCCACAGCTATAAGAAATGCGATGCAACCATACTTAGACCAAAGAAACAATCGTGAGAACGCCATAAGAGACATTTACAACCGTTACAGCACAGTTACTGCACCACGAGAGCTAGATGTTCAAAAGGTCAACTTGCGCGACTATATGATTGACAGAGCTAACCAACAAGCTAACGAACAAGCCGGTACACAGAACGACCCAACCGCATACTACCGACCACGACCACAAGATGACGAAGAAAAACTAGTTTAAGAGAGGGGGCTGACAATGGCATGGCTCAATAAACAATGGAGCAAACTTGATTTTTGGGATAAAGAAGAAAACGAACGCCAAAAACAACAGTTTGCTAAACCAACACCTCAGACCAAACCAGCAGTACCTCAATCAGTAGAGCTGGGTATTAAGAATGCCAAGTTTGGTGTATTAGCTAACAACCCCCAAAGACAGAAGAGCTTTCTAAACGACCTAACAACTACTCAAACCATAGCTAATCCAAATCTAACTAACGCTAGAAAACTTATTAGCAACATAAACAACGGCGCAACGGACATAATGGGCTTAAACCGTCAAAAGCTAGACCAGAACCTAGAGAAAGTCCATGAAGACCGTTTACGACAAGCTCAACAATCCGCTATAGCCGACCGACTAGCAGGAAGAATTACCGGCCAGCAAGCTTTTGGTAGAACATTAGCAAATGCTCAAGCTCCAGCCCCCAAGTTTAGTGATACTCTAACACCAAGCAACAAGCTAGGCCAAGCTGGTATGGGTGTAATAAATACCGCTTCTAGTAAGCAGGTAGCCCCAGTAGTCCTAGGAATACGCAGGTCAGCAATTGGCACAGGTGAGGGGTTATCTGGACTATATGACCTAGCAACACCAGGCAAAGGAACTAACCGGTTTGGCAAGAGCCTAATTGGCGCTGGCGCTAGAACCGACCAAGCTGTTAAACAAGGCGGTTACAACAATCTAGCCTACAAGGGTGCTCAAGCTGGCACAGATCTAGCTACTTTTGCGGCTGGAGGAACACCATTCACAAAAGGCGTAGGTAAAATAACAACAGCAGTCGGCAAAAAAGCACCAACTATCGTAGGGGCCGTCTCAAAAGGTGCAGACGCACTAGCAGACACTGGCAAGCTCGGTAAAGCAGTTGTTGCTGGTGGAAAATATATAGCACGACCAGATGTTCTATCTGATGTAATAAGCGACGCGGCCATGAATGCAGGGTTACGCTCAAACAGGGGCGGCGATATAAACGCAGGCACCATAGCAACAGACGTTGGTATGAGTGTTGGAATGGGTGGAGCTTTAGGTCTAACCACTCATGGCGCAGGAGCACTAATTAAGAAAGCGACGAACGGAATTGAGAACGGTAGCAGACTTATAAATAGAGCTAAATCAGAGGTAGCTACTGGTCTAAATACTCTAGTAAGCGGCAAGAACAAGTACTCAGGCGTGACTAGGCTTGTATCTACATCGCCCGATACTAACCGAATGATTGTATCGCCAGAGGACGCAGGTAGAGTTATAAAAGAAAACCTAGGTGAGATAGGCGAGAGAATTGCTGGTGGTGCAAGAAGATTGAAGAATGATGAGGGTGGGTTTATAGCTGGACCACTAGCAGGCGACTTTAGTGAATTCAAAAAGGCTGGAAAAGTATTTGACGGCCCAGACGGCAAGCCACGCTTTGAGGTGAGTGATGAGAATATGAGAATCAAGAACCCAGAGGGTAAGACTTTGGGTGAATTGATTGATCACCCGGAGCTGTTTAGGAATTATCCGGAGTTGGAGAATACGAATGTGAAGTTCGACGCTGGCCGAGGAGAGGATGCGTATGTGTCTAATGGTATATTGCACCTAAAACGCGACAGCACAGAGGACACGATAACCCATGAAATACAGCACCTCATCCAGGATAATGAGGGATTTGCTGGAGGTGGTGCAGTAAGCGATTTTAGAAATAAACAGCCAGCATCCAACAGAGGTAAACTATTAAAAACCACCAGAACTACATACAGTAATGAGATATACAGGGAGCTGCTTGATAAGGGTCTAGAACCTCCTATAAATAGGGCGTTGATGAAAGACTCTAGATTCGCAGGAATGCCCGATTCATTCTTCTTCAACCTAGAGAATAATAAGGCACGAGCTATGGCACAGAGGTTTACGCCAGAAAAGCTAGGCGAATATGATGATTTTGTCAGGAAATACCCGACGGCTAAGGAACAGTACAATAATCTAGCCGGCGAAGCCGAAGCCCGAGCAGTCGAGACTCGTCGCAAGATGACTGATGCAGAGAGGTATGTGA